CAATTGCACATAACTACCTGACTGTCGCATATATTCAACTACTATCATTCCAAAATAGAGAGATAGTCGCATAAAAGTAAATATTATAAATTAACTATATAACCGCTTTTTTGCGGTAAATATTATCGTAAATCACCGCAAGTTTAAACTAATAAAAGTTTCTTATATTCAGAAAGTAAATGTTTTCTATCTTCAAAACCATTAACACCACCATTTATTCTTTTTGTTATTGTAGTAATATCGTCTTTGTCGGCATAAGCGTTCAATCCTTTTTTATTCCAAAACCAGCACGATGCAAGAATTGCGTTAGCTTCTTGTTCTAATAATTCAGGATTGTTTAAAAAATCTATATTTAAATCTTTTGATAGTTGGGTATAGTTTGAACGCCCTGTTATTTGAATATAACCCCTCCCTTTAAATCTTAAACCATCACCTTTTTGGATATTTCCTAAATCTTTACGACCATCATATTTATTAAAATAAGCATCGTTTCCTAATTCTTTTAAGTATTTAAACCCACCGCTTTCATGACTTAATTGAGCCATGAAATGTGCAACTCTTAAAGGCGTATTTATTCCGTTTTTTTTAAATAAGGTTTGATATTTTTGGTCTAATCTCATTTGTTTTTCCTTTTATAATCTTCAAACGCTTTTTTCAAATCTTCATGGTCTTTAGCTAAAGCTGTGTATTTTTCCATTAACTCACGGTGTAGTTTTTCCCAATTCTGCGACTGTTCAACCTCTTTTGCATAAGCTAATTGTATATTGTTGAACTGCACTTGCATTGTTTCGGCTTGTTTGCGTAGTTCGTCAATTTGGGTTCTGAAATATTCACGATCTGCTTTAAACTCTACGATAATTGCATCACGGTCAACTTTAAGACTGTCTTTATCTTTATTAGATTGTTCTAATAAACTCTCATATAACTCTCTTACTTTCACGGCATAGTCAATTTCTGCACTTTCAATTTCCACATCTCCTTTTTTTAATTCCTGTTTCTTTGCTTGTTTGCCTCCCAAAAACCACATTAATGGTGCTGAAAGGAAACCCATTAGACCTAACCAATTCTCTAGTAAAAAACTCATATCCTGCTTATAAAATTATTAACCTGCTTTTATTTCCACTCAAAAGTTAACCCCTCATTCGGCAACAAGGTAGTGTCTTTCCACGCCATCGCTGAACTAGGCATTGTTCCGTTACTGTTATTTGGGTAGTTTGAGTTTTCTTCTAAAACGTTCCAATCACCAGTTATTAATTTACGGTTTAACCATTCAGGATAGGTGTAAATATTATTCACTAATTCTGTCTTACCTCGATACCCTACTTGTGGTGATACCGCACCGGATTGCCCTACTAGATTTCCACCGTAAACATACTGTACCGTACCATCTGTTTTTAAAACAATTTGAAAAGTTGTGCGAGTTAGTGGTGAATTTAAAATAGCTAAATCCTGATATTGAATTACAAAGTCATTGTTGATTTTATATCCAAATGATATTTGCGGTGTACCCTGATTTGAAGCACATAGGTTGCCTCCAAAAGCTGAAAACACATAATCACACGCCCAACCTTTTACAGTGTTGGAAATAGGCGATTTTGTAGTAATAGGCATAAACGTACCGTTGTTCACTCCAAAAGTAATAAATCCATTGTTGTAAACCCTAACAGCATTGTAACCCATAAAAGGAACGTTTAAAATAACTTCGATACTTGCATCTCCGTTTAACTGCGCTCCTGTTTGCCAAACTAATCCGTCTAATAACGGCTCGTAAGTTGATTTTTTTAAAGAAAATTGTTTCATTTTATATTATTTTAAAGGTGTTATTGACGCTAATAAAATTCCGTGTGTTTCTCCTGATACGGTTGGGTTTGCGGTAATCGTTACCCAAATATCATTAGACATTGTAACTGCTATTGGCGTGTTTACGGTTGATATTCCCGATAGCGGACTTTGTGAGTTTGTCGTAAATCCAACTGCTGTATCTAAATTTCCGCTATCTATTGTAAAATTTCTGTAAAAATCACCACCTCTATTGGAGGCTGTTATTGCTGATTGACAGATTTGACTTGTTCGTGCGTTTGCTGTTGTTCCGATATAGACTTTGTATGTAGAAGTACCAGCAGTTGTGCTTTTTTGAGGCATCACTTCTAATTTAAAACCATCCGTTGAAGCGTAAACACCACCTGTTATTTTGAAAGAGCATATGTCTTGTTCACCTGTAACGCCTGTTATACTTGTTTTAGCCTGATAAATAGTTCTTGACTTGTTAACCTTGCTGTCTATTTGTGTTTGAATAGCACTTGTAACGCCTTTGCCATAAGATAATTCTGTTAAACTTGGATATGTAGCGGTGTCTGCGGACTTCACGTTTTTAGAAGCGTCGATAATAGCAACTCTTGAAGCAGTTTCCGAACTTACTATTATTGCTGGTGTAGTTACCGTTCCTGTAAAAGTTGGCGAAGCGATATCTGATTTTAAATCTACTTTAGTCTTAACTAAATTATTTGTTGGATATTTAGTAGTAGAAGTATCAAGTGTTGTATTTTCTTTATTAGCTACATTTTCAGGCACATAATTTATACTATGCGAAATTAAATCCCAATTTGATGAAGTTTGCGCTGGTGTATCTACTAAAGCAATAATCAAATCTCCCGAAGTTACAGAAGTACCCCCTAAAGTTCCAGCTACCGAACAAATCCAAAAATCACCCTTTAATACCGCACCCGCTATTCCGCTTCCTCCAGTTGCTGGAAATAAGTTAGTAGAAGCATCGTAAGAGCCTCTGTAATCTAAAAGGCCAATAGTTGAGTTGTTTATAGCCGTCTGTACCGCTTGTGTTGTTGGGTAATGGTTGTTATCATTTGTAGATAAATCAATTGCTTTATTGCTTAAATTTTCTTTTAAATCCAAATCATCTGTTGTGGCTAATTCATAATCCCCTGCGGATAGGTTATTTTGAACTCTAAAAGTAGCTATATCCGAACCACTTGTGCGGGGTGGAACTTGAAATATATTACTTCCAAAAGTATTTTGAATAACATATTGAAATCCAGCTAAAGAATGTTGAAGTAAAGAATCGCTATCAACCCCATTTGATATTTCAGAAGTCATCCCTGTTTCTGTAACATCTAAATAATTCGATGCGCCTGTAATATCATTTGTTATAATAACCTCGAAATAACCGCTATCAAAAACATTCATTGAATCTGTATAATCCCCCTCTGTTTTTATGAATATTCGAGGGGATTGGTCTAGGACTTGTTGTAGGTTACTATGCCCGATAATAGGATTTGATGGGTCGGTGTTATCTACAATGTCGCCTGTTACGGTGGAAACGCCTGAACCTCCGCCTGAATTTAAATCGATTAAAGCCTCGTCCAAAGTTGTTTCAGTTGACGTAACGGGATTATTAACGGTGATGTTTGCTCCGCCCTCATCGTATAAGTCATCAAAGTTGTTGTTTGCCTTTTGTTGGGATGCCCTTAACGTATCTCCTGTGCCATCGTTTGCGCTAACCCCTACGTTAATTATTTGCTTTGCCATTTTCTTTTTTGTTAATCGATTTTTCTAACTCCTTTTTGCTTAAATAAATTTCAATTTTTTTTAGCAATTCCCTATTCGGCTGTCGTTTCTTTCGTTCCATTCGTTGTTTGTTATAATATCAAAATTAAAACCCGCACTTCTAGTAGTTGGATTAACCTCATTTTCGTAGTGCCAAATATATTCCGTCGGTCTTACTCTGTTTAACCACCGCAATAACCTCTCAACGTACATTTCAACTTTTAACTTTTGGCTATCGATTATATATTTAACATCTGCCATATCAACGGGCGTTGCATTAGCAGGTGTGTGTTTAAAAATACCACCGTTTGAAACTTGAAAGCTACCGATTGTAAGATATTCTACTGCTGTTTGATGTATTAAAATAGGTTTTACAAAGTCATTGTACAAAGTCAAATAATCCCCACTTAAATCATCCCCATCATAATCCGTTTCTATTTTAGTATATAACGTATCGCCTAACAACTCTTTAAGTTTACTGTTTTGAGCATCAACCAAACAAAAACGATACCTATCAACGTCGATTTTCCCTCCTAGTGGTGTATTAGCCGAAACATCTCCAGCATCCAAATCTAATAAATATATCTGTGCCATAATTAATCCGCTTTAAAAAAATTATTACTAGAACTTGCGGACTGTGCTACAATAGGGTCGTTCTCTTGCCACTTCGCCAAAGGTCTGTCTTTGGGGTCTAATTCTAAAATCATTCTACGCGCTTCATTTACTCCTATTTTACCATTGTCTTTGCGTAAATAAATCTGTCTTTGCCAAAAATGGTTACAATTAACGCCTCCTTTGTAAGAAAATAAATCATAAGTATCAGCACCATGAAGCCCTAAACCTGCATTTACTACTTTTGTACTTGCAATATCTATATCCTCTTTACGATATACCTTATCGGCTTTCATTAATTTTTGACAAAATTCTCTTTCAGGGTTTTGATTACCCGAATATTTGTAACGAATTTTAAATAAACTCGTATCTTGTTCGCTTATTACGTTGGGAAAACTTGCAAAATCCCTCGCTAAAGCTAATTTAAACGCTGTTTCTGTAATTTTAGGAGCGTCTTTTTGCTCTATTTCATCGATTAATTCGTATTCATCACTCATTATTTCTCCTAATTCAATCAATGCCTCGGCAATAATAGGGTCTGAATGAGGAATGTCTTTACTTAATTGTGTTGGTTTTACCACAGATGTAGCCGTTGCACTTGTAAATAAAGCCTCTGCCGTAGATTGATTAATATTTAAGAACTGAATTAAGAATACTATCGCTTGTTCTTTTGTTAAAATACCAGCTTTTACGTTAACAAATATTTCTATTGCGCTTGATATTTGTGCGCCGTTGTAGCTATTCTCATTTAAGTTCGCTGCGTTGTCTAATCTTAAAGGAATGAAATCTAAATCAATACCAAATCCAGCATCCGTAAATATTTCCATTAACGCATCTAAAATAACCTCTTTCATTGGCTGAATAACGTTAATCATTAACTCGTTAAACGCCGTTTCCATTTCGTTAGCATTATTCCCTAATCCTACATCGGTTTTAATACCGAATAAAATAGGACTTGTTACCTTATGTGAAATAAGTAGCTTTTGTGTAGCTTCTTTGCTTAAATACTCAAATTGTTGATATGAATCAACAATGTCAATTTTATCAAAAGTAATAGCCGTATCTTTATTGTCGTTCCAATTTATAAAAACAGCACCCGCATTTTCATTCCCAGAAGCTTCTTTTTTAAATGCTTTTTTTACCCGCCCTCTAACCTCCTCGCTCGCAGGTTCGCCACTATTCATGTTAATTATTTTACCAATACTCAAATCGTTGGTAATGTAGTTAATACAAAAATTTGCTATTCTTTCTTCTAATTCAGCATAGGGCAACCCAGCCATATAGATAGGGTCTGTAAAATAACTCTTGCCTACTTGGTATGAATTTATAACGTAAATATAAGAACCGTTCTTTTTTCCGCTTTCCCATTTAGGAATAAATAAAGGCTTATATTTTCTGGGTTCGTTAAAGTCTAACGAAAACCAATAACCCTCAATATCGCCATCAGCATTCATTTTATTGGGTAATATTTGATTTTTAGGAACGTGTTTTGCTCTATCTAAAACCCCATTTTTATAAATCAATTCTATTGCACCCTCGCTAAAAAGAGAGTAATCTTGACATATATTTCTTAAATCGTTTTTTGAAAGTTTTTGTAAAACAGTTGCAAATTGTATTGGTTTTTGCGATTGCTGTTTAGATGTTAATCCTTTACCATATACAAATTTAGTATAACAATCTATTATTGCTCTGTTAGTTGGCGAACCGTTATAACGGTCAATAAT